AATACGTGGATGTTCCAGGCTATACCGCGCTCATGCTTCGCCGGACAGCGATCCAGCTCTCAGATCCCGGGGGCCTTCTGGACCTGGCACTGACGTGGCTGAATCCCTTCATCGCCCGGAAAGAGGTCCGCTTCGACGGCCAAAAGAATATTCTCCGTTTCGGTGGAGGGGGCGTCATCAAAGCGGGGCATCTGGACTCGGAGCGGGATCTTGAAAACTTTTCGGGCCCTGGCTATGTCCGCGTGGGGATCGATGAGGTAACACAATTCAAGGAACGTATGGTCAATGCCGTCCGAACCCGAAACAGGGCGCCCGACAATTTTCCGATCCGGGCCCAGCTTCGCTTCGCGTCCAACCCTGGGGGCGTGGGCCATGAGTGGGTCCACAGCCGTTTCGTCGATTTGCGGTCGTCCATCTATCCCTACCTTCCCGCCAAATTGAGAGACAACCCGTACCTGAATCGTGTCGAATACGAGGCAAAACTTGCAGGCCTCGACCCCATCACCCGCCGGAGGCTCTTGGATGGGGACTGGAGTGCCAGGATAGGGGGGGGATTCAAGGCCGAGTGGTTCAAAATTTCCGGCGAATGGCCTGGCTGCGTCAAAAAGCTAAGGGCATGGGATCTCGCGGCCTCCGCGGAGAAGGACGGTGAGGATCGCGATTACACGGCCGCGACCCTCGGCGGACTGACGGCCGAGGGGCAATTTGCCTATGATCCTCTGCGATTCAGGGAATCCCCGGCTGGCGTGGAAGCGCGGATAAGGCAGCAGGCCGAGATCGATGGCAAAAAGGTCCCCATCTGGATGGAGGTCGAGCCCGGGGCCTCGGGAATCAGTCTGATATCTCATTACCAGCGGCACGTTTTGGCCGGATGGGAAGTCCACGGAGAACCCAAACGCCAAAAAACAGAGATCCTTGTAGGCCCACTTGCTTCGGCGGCTGAGGGCGGCCATGTCACACTGATTCGGGGGTCTCACACGAAAGCCTTTCTTGACGAATGGGAGATCTTCCCGAACGGGGATCATGATGATATTCTCGTCTCAATGATCCTCGCCCACCAAAAGCTGACTGAGGGAACCTCCGCCGATAACTGGCTCGAATTTTATAAAGAACTTGCCCATGCCTGACGCCATCGCGGAAGCCAAGCGACGACAGCTCGAAGCACGTTGGAAAGCATGGGGCCGGGAGACCACGACCCGGAGTGCCGCGTCGCCCGACGCCAAGCCGGCCGAACCTCAGCCGATCCAAGCCCAGCCGAACATCACAGGCCAGGAAGCGGCCGATGCGTGGTTCGGTCCAGGCCAGCCGAGGCCAGCTGGGGCCCCGGACACCGGGGGGCGACGCTATGACTACCCCAGTCTGGTTAATGTCACCTGGCAACCCAGAACGAATGAACCTTCTAGCGCGGGAATCTCTTTTCAGCTCCTGCGCCAATTTGCGGACGGATGCACCCTTCTTCGTCTGGTCATCGAGAACCGAAAGAACGCGCTCTGCGCCCGGGGCTATCACTTCCGGACCCTGGAGGAAGGGGACAAGGACGCAGAGGACGCTGAGGTAAAAGCTGTCACCGAATTTTTTAGGAGCCCCGACAAAAATCACGGATATAGAACCTGGATGGGGATGCTTCTCGAGGAAGCTTTCGTGACCGACGCGACGACGATCTACAGGCGGCTGGCCGCCGACGGCAAGAGTGTTTATAGTCTGGATCCAATCGACGGGGCTACGATCACTCCGCAGGTAGACGCCTATGGCAAGCGGCCCCTGCCGCCCGGCCCAGCCTACACACAGGTCCTCAAGGGAACCCCAGCCCGACCGTTCACGGCTGATGAAATGGTCCAGTCGGTAAAGAGCCCGAGGGTCTGGAAACTCTACGGTCTGAGCGTGACAGAAATGGTTCTCGGAATCGCGGCGGCGGCGATAGAACGTGACCACACACGGCTGACAAAATACACGGATGGCTCCTGGCCCACGGCCTTCTTGAAATCCCCGGTTGACTGGCCTCCGGCCAAGCTCGCGGAGTTTTCTGGATTTTTAAACGGGATTCTTTCTGGAAACACGCGAGAAAAGTCTCGGGTCCACATGGTCCCAGGCGACGTGATTCAGATGAACGCCGATGTTTTGAAAGACGAATTCGACGAATGGTTGGCCCGCATCATCGCCTTCGCCATGGGCATGAGCCCGCAAGCCTTGGTCAAGGAAATTAATCGGGCCACGGCAGAAACGTCCAGACAGATTTCCATCGAGGAGGGCCTAGAGACTTGGAAAATCTGGTGGAAGGATCTGATGAACCACCTGGTGCAGCACATGCTCGGATATCCACGGATAGAATTCGTGTGGGACGAAGATTCCAGGAGTACGACGAAAGAAACCGCAGACCGGGATGCCGTGCAGATTCAATGGGGCATGAAGGACCTGGACGATGCCCGAAAAGAAGGCGGCAAGAATCCCATTGGCCTGGGTCCGATCATCGTGGCCCCGGGTGGGGCGATTTACTCAGTGGCGGCATTGGTTGCTGCCCAAAAAGGCGGGGAACCAGCCAAGCCACTGACGGCCCAGCTCCCCGCCCCGGCCCTACTCCCCCCCGGGGAGGATGATGAGGGTGACGATGGACGGATGACCCGGCGGGTCAGGCGCAAAAAAAAAATCCTACTGGCTCCCCGACGTTCTGGGAAAATCGCCGATGCTCTAGACCGGGCGGAATCTAAGCTTCAGGCGCTTTCGCTGGATCGCCTGACTGCCGTCAAGGACGCGGCCCTTCAAGCCATCAAAACCATTCCGGACTCGGTTTTTGAAGCACAGACTCAGCGGGCAGCGGTTCCGCCGGGTTTGCTGGCGACGGTGATTGCGGCCATCGAGGATATAGGCTTTGCTGTAGTCCAAGGGGACGTGGCTCTCTTGCTCGTGGACATGGGTCAGGTCGAGGCAGAGGCTGCACTGGGCCAGATCATTGTGGCTTCCGAAAATCCAGATGCGATGCTGCGAGTGGACGAAGCTGTGGTGTCATGGTCACGGGATCACGCGGCGGCACTGGTAACCCGCCTGGACCAAACCACGCGGGATGGCATGACTGAGACAATCACGAACGCTTTCAGGAATGGACTGACGCGGAACGAGCTGGCCGAGGTCATCGAAACCGATTTCAAGATGTCAGAGGACCGGGCTCAGATGATCGCCCAGACAGAGATGTCCGGTGCGGCGGGCCAAGCCGACCTCATTGGTTGGCAGGAATCCGGCGTTGTGTCGCGAAAAGTCTGGCTTCTTTCGGCAGATCACCCAGAACTCGATGAATGTGATGACAATGCGGAGCAGGGCGAAATCCCCGTGGCGATGCCGTTTTCCGACGGGTCCATGACGCACCCAGCACATCCCAGGTGCATCTGCTCCGTCGCGGCCGTGGTGGAGGGTCTGGACTGATATTTGAGTTTCCTGGATCTTGTGATATTTTCAGGCCATGCCTGCCACGATGGAACAGTTTCGAGCCTTTGCCCCTTTCACACGAATCGCCAAAGAAGAGACAACTGCTGGTGGTCATCGCATCCTGATTGTTGAGGCGACGGCATCATCGGAAGCGGTGGATGATCATGGGACGATCATCGACTATGATGCCTTGAAAAAGGCAGCAGAAACCTACCGCGGCCGCATATGGGAGATGCATATGCCCTGGGCGGCGGGCCGCGCGCTGGAGGTTATACCCGACGACGCAAAACGGGAAATTCGGTTGCGCATGAAGATCGTGGACCCCAGTGCCATCGCCAAAATCGAAGAAGAAGTTTACAGGGGGATCTCCATCCATTTCGGCCCCAATTACACACGGACTGGAAATCGCATCTTCGTGAAGGATTGGCAGGAAAAGAGCCTTGTGGATCTTCCAAGCAATCCCGATTCGGAAGGTTTTACTTTTACTCGTGCCGCCGGGCTGTCCCCGGCCAAGCCCGAAACAAGCATCCCCGAAAGGAGTAAACCCATGAAAGTCAAGGATCTACTGACGAGGTTCAGCGCAGTGAAATTCCCCGAAGGCAAGGAGCATCTCACACGATCGCTCTCCGTGGCCCACGAGGCTATTTTCTGCCTCCAGTGTTGCCGGGACATCATGGCCCAAGTCACCGCCGAGGGCAAGCCCCAGGCTCCTGAACTGGCGGAATCCCTGAAACACATGGCCGCCGTTTTGACGGATTACGTCAGCGCGGAAATGCACTGTGCTGCCGGTGAGGCCATGCCGGGAGGCATGGGGATGGACGAAGGCCAGCGGGCGGCACGATTTGACAAATTGGGAGATTTTGAAATTCAAGATGAATTCACCGGGGCCCTGACCCGCATAGCCGAGATGGCCGAGAAGGCCGTCGCCATCAAGATGGAGACCCCCAAGGTTGCCCTGGTGACGCCGGAGGACACCACGCGGGTCGCCGCAGTTCCGGCAGTCCCCATTGTGGTCGAAGCTGCGCCCCTTGTCCCAACTCCCGCGCAGCCCGCTCCTGAGGAAGACGGCAAACGCATCGCCACCGCCGTAGGTCTGGCTGTCCAGCCCTTTGCGGAAAGCATGAAGGGTCTTATGGATCGTCTCGTGGGGCTGGAAGGGAAGCTGGCCCACATCCCAGGTCCTGGGGGCCCGGCTCCAACGGTCAAAGGCGGCACCACCCGGAGTGCGGATGTTCTGGGCAGCCAGACTTCTGACCGTGATCGGGCCATCTCCCAGGTCAAGGCGCAGGAAGGTAAGGATTCAATGGCATTGCAGCGGATCATCTATGCCGGTGCCTACGTCCCGGATCTGGCCCGATTCAAGACCGTCGCTGAGTTTGAGGCGGCGTTTCCAGCTGTCTGATGTTTGAAAAAAATGAAGTCTGTGTTTCAATCAAGGTGAACTGAGAACGGCGCAACGCGCCAAGGAGATCAACGATGGCCAGCCCCGACGTGACGAAGGTTTTGGAAACGATGAGAGACATTTACGTGAAGGCTCGCAAGACTGGGGAAGATTTGACCCGTGCCGCAACTTTCAGCACGGGGACCGGGCTCAATAATTACGATCTCAAACCCATCGCTGACATCACGCAGCCGGAGTTCACGCCGATCCGGAACACGACCCCGCGCCTCATGGGGAACCGCGGTGACACGGCCTCGCACTGGAAAAATCTGCGGAGCATCAACACCGGGAACTTCGGGTCCTCCGTCGAAGAAGGCAAGCGCAACGAACCGATGGCCGTGGATCTGGTGGACATGGTCGCACCCTTTGCCTCATTCTCGATGGAGTCCAGCGTCACGGACGAAGCCGAATGGGGTTCCGAGGGTTTTGATTCTGCCCTGGGCAAGGCGGCCTACGCAAACCTCAACGGGATGATGCGAGAAGAGGAATCCTTCATGGTCGGCGGCAACCGGACCCTGGCTCTGGGCCAGCCGAACGCGCCGACTCTGGCCGACATCAGCGCCGATGGCGGAACCATCGCGCAGACCACCACGGTCAAGGTCTACTGCGTGCCCCTGACCATGAGGGGTGTGCGTCGGGCCTCGGTTGCCAACGGTGTCATCATCAGCCAGACGGTGACCCCGATTATCGGCACCCCCTACACCCGCAAGGGTTTTTCGGGAAAGATTTCATCCGTCGCCTCAATCACCACCGCAACCGATGCCAACAACGCCCATGTTGTGACCGCGACGGTTCCGGTCGTGGCCGGGGTGTTCGGTTACGCCTGGTTCTGGGGTCCGACAGAAGGCGCGGACTCCGTCTTGGGTGCGATCACGACCATCAACAGTGTTCGGATCACCACGGCGGCCGGGACCGGGACGCAGGCATCAAACGCCACTGGCATCACCACCGACAACTCAACCGACGCGCTCGGTCTGGATGGATATGTCTATCTGGCAGTCGGTGCGGGCCAGGTGACGCCTGCGGAATCCACATCTGGGGCCGTGATTTCGTCCTTCGCCACCGGGACTCCCGGGATCGGAACCGGGTTCACCACGGATTCGGCGGGTGGCGTGACCGAAATCAACGCCATGCTCCAGACGATGTGGGAGACCAACCAGGTCGGGCCGGACGAGATCTGGCTCTCGACCCGCGACAAAGAGGCTGCCCGGCGACTGGTCATCAAGAACGGTGGAGCCCCCCTGGTCCGATTCGTCCAGGACGCCAGCGGTGGCAAGGGTGCCATCGTGTCCGGCGCGTCGGAACTCGTGAACTACGTCAACCCGTTCACCGGCGATAGCATCAACCTTCGGGCCCACGCGGACCTGCCCAACGGGGTTATGTTCGGCAGGCGGCTTCGTCCGATCCCCTACCGCAATTCGGGGATCGACAACCCGGTCGAAATGTATATGCAGCGTGAGTATTTCCAAGAGAACTTCCCGCGCACCCAGTTCCAGTGGGAAGTCGCGGTGAAGGCTCGCGGTGTACTGCGTGGCCGGGCGATGTTCACGGTCTGTGTGGCCCACAACATCGGCACGACCACGATCTAAGGCTTCGTGAAATAGGCCCCCGGGGGAACGGGCCCCCGGGGGCCGCACCCGAACCCCGTTGAGGAGGACAAATGGCCGGAGTCCTGAAATATCGAGTTTCTGATGGTCGCGGAAAATCACCCTGCGTTCTTTCCAGGCCCGATGGTGCGCAGTCCAGGCAGATCGAGGCCGGCAAAGACGGAGCTTTTGAGCTCCATGCCGATGACGTCCAGGCGTTCCGACTCGCGGGTTACAACTGCATCGCCTGGAATGAAGGACGGGTCGAGGTCAAATCATTTGTGGACAAGGACGGCGACGGCAAGCCGGACAAGCCCGGCAAGAAGTAAGGCGGGTTCATGCCTGATCCCACACTCGCGTCCGTGGAAGATTTCAAGACGTGGGCCGGGATTACCGCCGCGACGGAAGATGCTCTCATTCAAGACCTGCTGAACGGCGTGACCGAGACGGCCCAGCGCGAGACTGGCCGTCTTTTGTTTTTGGGCACGGCGACGGAACGCCATGACGGCCGTGGCGGAACCATCATTGCTGTCCGAAATCCACCCATCACGTCGGTGAACAGCATCACCGATCGCAATATCGAGATTGAAGAATCCGACGGTGCTACAACGGGTTGGCTTATTGGCCCAGGTTCGACTTACATTGAGGTCATCGGCCGGAGGTTTTCATCTGGCCCAGTGGTGGTGATCGAATACACGGGGGGCTTTACCACGATTCCACGTGATCTTAAGATTGGGGCATTGCATCAAGCTAAATACGATTTCGATGAGCGCCAGCACACGGGCATGACCAGCAAGGGTCTGGGGACGGCACAAAGCGGGGGGTTTTTGGTGGACGGCCTGCATCCGCGATTCGCGGCGGCCCTGGCCCGATACAAGCGCGGCTCCTACTGATGGCCGACAACATCATCGAGGTGCGGATCGTCGGGACAAAAGAAGTCCTCGAAATGATTCGCCGGAAATCAGGGCAGGTCCGGTCGCGGGTCAAGGACGCCATGCTCCGCATCACATTCGGTCTCCAGAGCCACATCCGGCGCGAGAAGCTGAGCGGCCAAGTACTCCATCGTCGTTCTGGCCAACTTTCAGGGGCCGTCTTCCCGGAGGTCTTGCAGCAAGGCAGTCAGATCGTGGGCAAAGTATTTGTCCGACCAAATGCGTGGTATGGGAAGCTCCATGAGTATGGGATGGTTTCAGCAGCGCACACCAGGACCATGAACCATCTTTTTGGAAAACCAGTGGCGGCTTTCCAGGTCAAGGTCAAGGCGTTCAAGTTTCCCGAGCGTTCTTTCATGCGATCAAGTCTCGATGATTTCAGGCGGCGCGGG